GCATAGAACACGAAGAAGACGGGCGCAAGTATGAAGCCTTGCAGGAAGGCGACCAGGTGATGAAGGTGGGTCCGCCGGAGGGACTGGTGGATTTTTTACCGGAGCCCTTCGCCACCAACCTGCACAACGCCCTTTTTAGACGCAAGATATTTACGTTCAAACAGGCTTCAAGCAACGGCGCCCTGCAGGGCGCGATAAACGAGGCGCTGACGCTGACTGCGCAACGCTTGAGCGACGAATTTGCAAAATTTGAGAAAGAGGAGGTAGCTGAACATGCCTAAGACACAAGCACTCAGCGCACTAAATAACAGGGTTTGGTATGTGGAAGGCGGAGTCCATCCGACTCGCAGCCCGGTTTTATTGACACTGGGCAAGGTATCGACAGACCCGACCAAGCCGATCGGTGAGGCAACGCGCATCACCGCCCCCGACCCGAAGAACTTTAACCGCGACATTACCGTGGGCGAGGTGGTTGGCTCGGAAGATCGCGGGACGATCTCGATCGGCGCGCGGTTCACGGAAGAAAAAGCCATTTTGATGGGCTGGAAGAACCGGCGCTGCCGGGTTGATATCTTCCTTGTCTCTGGCCGGTGCGGCGACCCGCAGAACTTCTCTGAAGGCGGATCGAAGTGGACCTACTACGACGACGGGCAGATTTCAAGCCATGGCGGCGAGAACATGGGCGCCTATGGGCAGGACGAAAACAACCCTGCCAACGAAATGGTTGACATGACCTTCGACGATAACTGGGAATTCCTGAACATGGGACAGGACCAGATCGGCGCCAGCGTGACCACACGCCGAATCTACACTGTGGACGTTTACACAGGCGATGCCTGCGAGAACTGCCCCGACCCGTGTGACCGCATTTTGGCCGTGATGGCCGGAGCCAGCGCAACCCCGGGTACACAGCCCAGCCTGCTTTATAGCGAGGACGGCGGCGAGACCTGGAACGTGCAGACCATCGACACGCTTTTCTCGAACGAGGATGTGGTGGATGGCGCCGTGATCGGTGGAGATATTGTTTACATCTCGAACACCGGCAATGAAATGCACTGGACTTCGATTGAGAAGTTGTATGCGGGCAACAACGCCTGGGGCCAGACCGATACCGGATTTGTGGCCGGAGGCGAACCCAACGCCATGAGCACGGTGGACTCACGCCATACCTGGATCGTGGGCAACGGCGGCTATATCTACTTTGTGAAGAACCATAAGGTGGAAGCCGAAGTACAGGACCCCGGAACTGCCACGGCCAGCAATCTGCATGGCGTACATGCCATGAGCAATGAATTCGTGCTGGTGGTGGGCGACTCGAATGCCGTGATCTACACCGAGAACGGCGGATCGAACTGGAAGGCCGTGACCGGCCCTTCAGTGGGTGTGAATCTTGAAAGCTGCTGGATGTGGGACGAGGACACCTGGCTGGTTGGCGAGGGCGCCGGTGGGAATGGAAAGCTGTGGCTGACCACCAACCGCGGGCAGACCTGGACCGAAGGCAAGACTCCTTCGACCTACAGCCGCATCCGCAAGATCGTTTTCATTAGCGACGCGGAAGGCTACCTGATCGCTGATGCAGGGGGGCAGAGTGTGATCCTGCGCACCATCACCGGTGGAAATGAATGGGTGGCTCTCCCGAACGGGAACACTGCCGTGCCGGTGGACAACAGCTACCTGACGGACATTGCCGTCTGCTCGAAGACCGAGAACACGGCTTTTGCAGCCGGGCTGGCCGACGATGTGAGCGCCGGTATCATCTTGAAGATGACCGACTAATTTTTGGAAGCACCCCACCCAAAACCCTCCCCAATTTTTTCAAAATTAGGGAGGAAGAAATAAAGAGGAAGCAATGGCTAAGAAAGATATGGATACCGATCAGGTTGCCATCGAGGCAATGAGCGACGAAGCGGATGACAACCTGATCACGCTCTCGACGGGCGTGATATTGCGTGGCAAAACCGCCCCGGTGCAGACCTTGATCAAGGTGATCGCGCGTTTCACCTTCCCGGACCCGCCGGAATATGTGAACAAGACCACCGGACGCACGATGCAGAACCCGGACGACCCGAACTACATTAAGCGTGTGAACGCCATCGATGCCCAGCAGGCAGACGCGGTATTGAACGTGCTTATTTTGGGAGGCACGGAGATCGTAAGCGTGCCGAAGAAATTCCCGAAGCCGGAAGACGACTTGTGGATCGAAGAATATTCGATGCTGGACCCGGACATATACCCCGAAAACAAATACTGGCGCTATCTGACCTGGGTTAAGTTCAAGGCAGCCCCGGAAGGAACCGACTCGAAAAAGATACAGGAGGTGGCTGGGCGCTTGAGCGGACTGAGTGAAGATACCGTAAAAGCAGCCGAGACGTTTCCTGGGGGCGGTTAAGCGGGTAGGCGAGTTTTATGCACCGGTGACACGCGTGGAACCAAAACACGCGGTGCCGCCGGGTGTTGACCTTAAGAATCTGTTGGGCGAGGGAGTCGTCTCGCCTTATGAAGAACATACGGCGCGCATTGAGCGCGGATTTACGTTGTCTGAATGGCAGGCGATGGTCGAATGGGACCGCGCGCTGGTGGTGGCGCAAAGGCGAGTTTCGATCTCCATTGGTAACCACCAGGCAGACGCGCAGATCGATGCGGCGAAGAAGTAAAAGGACTTAAATGGCACTTCCACAGGTAGGCGTTGAAGCCGTTGTACAAGGGTTGGGATCGTTCATAAACGATGTGGGCAAGATGAACAGCGCCATCGGGAGTTTGAACCCGAGCGGCAACATCATCACCCGCACCCTGCAGGGTGTGAGCGGCGCATTTAAGAACCTGGGAGCAAGCATTGTGAGAGTGGCGGAGGTGGCGCTGGGCGTTTTAGTGAGGGACGCCTTCAGGGCCATCATTGCTGGGTTGGGGGATATTGTGCGTTCGACGATAGAGGCGGGCGCAGCCTTCCAGACCATGGAACTGCGCCTGAACATCCTCAACCTGAACACCGACAAACTAACCGGCAGCCAGGCGAACTACAATGCCGTGATGAAGGAAGCCACGGAGCTGACTCGCGTGCAATTGAGCTGGCTGCAAAAATTGGCCGTGCAGACGCCTTACGACGCGGAAGATATTGCCAATGTGTTCACATTGGCGCGCTCGTATGGTTTTGCGGCTACGCAGGCGCAGAGCCTGACGCAGGATATTACCGACTTTGCGGCAGGCATGGGTCTGGGGAACACCGAGATCCAGCGTATCATTGTGAACTTTGGACAGATGGTGCAGCAGGGAAAGGTGACCCAGAGGGAACTGAACGACCTGGCCAGAGGCGCGTTTGTGCCGGTGAATGACGTGTTGGCCAAGATGCGCGAAAACGTGGACATGACCGACAAGGAATTCGAGCAATTCAGATACACCGGCGAGGGCGTGAACGCCTTTATGCAGGCTTTCTCTGACATTGTGGAACAGCGTTTTTCAGGAAGCGCGGCAGCCATGGCCCGCACTTTCCAGGGGGCGACGGACAACGCCAAGGACTTTATTCAGAGCCTGGTGGGATTTGGGATCGTGAAGCCGATTTTAAACCAAGTTGGAGCTGGTATTGCAGATTTACTGGACGCCCTGACAACCGAGGAACGCTGGAATGAGTTGACAGCGGCAGCCGGACGGGTGGGGGAGGCACTGGCCGATGTATTTGGAGGCTTACAGGGATTTTTACCTGATGCCGAGTCTTTGGCAGACTCTCTCGTTTCAGGATTAAACAACGCGGCAGATTGGATTAATGCCAACAAAGATAATATTCTGAATTTCTTTGTTGGCATACGCGAAGGGATCGCAGATGTGGTGGCGTTCATCCGTAGCAGACTCATCCCAGGCTTCATGGATTTTGGGGAAGGTATAAAAAATATTATTCTGAATAATATCGTGCCTTTTATACAAAACACGTTGATACCAGCGTTTCAGATGATATCTGATTGGGTTGAAAAATATCGAGGTAATATACAACAATTCTTCCGGGCATTGGGAGATATTGTAAAAACAGTAATCAGTAATCTGACCGGCTTGGATTTTGAAGGCGGAGGCTTGCAGGGATTTTTGGATCTGATCGTTACTTTCATGGATTATGTTTCGGAAAACAAAGACAAAATCGCAGAATGGGTGACCTGGCTGATCAAGGCGTGGGGCGTGCTGCAGTTGGTAGGATTTGTTTTGTCTTTGATCATTGGGCCTATTGTTGCCTTGATCGGAATAATTTTGGGCGTAGTGGCAGCCTTTGCCGGACTCGTGTCCATTCTCTCGTTAATATTCAACCCGGTAACACTGGTGATCGCGGCCATCGGACTGTTGGTGGCCATGTTTATCGAGGCCATGAACTTCGGGAAAATGCTCGGGGAAGGATTGGCGCAGATATTCCTAAATCTTGTGGCGAAGGCAATTGAATTTAAGGATGGGGTTATTAGCGCGGTAACAGCCATGCTTCCTATTGTTTTGAGCGTGTTTTCAGACATGGGAAGTGGAGTTCTGGCGGCTTTGGTGGATATGCTGGGATACGTTCGAACAAAGGTCGCCGGTATGATCAATATCTTTATTAAACAACCATGGGGCAAGATCGGCAGGCAAATTATCGAAGGTATCGCCGGTGGTGTGCGCAAGGCTGCCGATATGCTAATACAGGCTGCGGTGGACGCTGCGGTATCGGCTATCAATGCTGTCAAGGAGGCGCTGGGAGTAAGCTCCCCGTCAAAGGTGTTTATGTATTTTGGTGAGATGATGATGGAGGGTATGGCGGTGGGTATCGATAAGCTCTCTGGCATGGTGGCGCACTCGATGGAGAACGCCGTGGGCGCGGTAAAGATGCCCGCCATGGTGGCCACCGCCCAGATGGCCGGATCGGTGAACACAAGCAACAGCTACACGAATAACTATAATTTGACCGTGAACAGCTCCTCCCCCACGGAGCCGATCGTGCAGGACTATAACATGCTGAGAAGCCTGGCAGGTGCATAAATGGCAACCTTGAAGATCGTCATACCTGACGCGACAGTTAACTACATCACCAACCCGGCCATGCGCTACGATACGACCGGCTGGAATGTGCAGGGAAGCACGGTTACACGCACATTGGAGCGCGCCCGCTTTGGCGTAGCCAGCTTGCAGGTGGTGACCGACGGCGCGGCTTTGAACGAAGGCGCCTACTTCAGGGTAAGCGCCCTGGATGG